AGCCGTCGGAACATACTTGATATTATCGTACTTAATCGGGGTAGTGGTCCCCCACTGGGTTGAGAATCTGGATTCAATTGCTTGCCTCTCGCTTGCGAATGACATTAAACACGTCCTGTGACGGTGTTAATACTGGCTACAGTTTCTTCCCGGCTGAGTCCGTACACATGATACGCCGGAGTTTTTTTCCACCCAAGATATTCAACTTTATCTGCGTAATGAATACTGTTGGAGATGATAACTTTTTTAAGAGGATACTGGAGAATATCCATCCTGAATTTCTGGTCCATAGCTTCTGCTTTAAATCGTTCTGCTTCCATGAAGTCCGCCTGTGGAGGAAACCTATCGGTAAATTCATCAGGATGTAGATCGGTTATAGTTCCATCAATCTTATCTATACCGATTCTATGGCTGGATACATACGATCCCGTCCACACAGGAGATTTATTTACAATCCTGGTATACACATCCTTAACAATAGCTTTTGTTACATTTGTGACTGTTCCGTAGATTTCAGCTTTAAACTTCCCGATAGCTTCAGAGAATGCAGCATTATTATTCGGCATTTATGATCTCTTTAGCTGTAACTTCCACAAGGCATCTGCTGGATCGGTCATAATCCCAACCACATTCCACTGCTCACTGGAGTATGTTATGTAATCTCTAGTAGACGGCGTGACATCCAGATTTAATGATGGAACTAGTCCTTTTAAATCTGTTGGAAGTATCGCTTGGTTATCAAGTTCATCCTGATCGAAGCTAGATAGAACCATATCTACGGTATAGCTTACTTCGGCACTGGTGGAGCTCCCGGTAGTAGCATTATAAACAGGCTCAGATACGGAAACATACGAAACTTCTTTCGGTATGTCTCCGAGCGCCAGAAATGCCGCCTGTGTTGCTTTCTGAATAGCTCCGGCCAGTCCCATGTTTACATTCTTACCAGATATCTATCGCTAGATACCTTGATTCCGTAGTGTTTTACTTTTTCCCATACCGACTTTGGAATAATCACTTTCCGGTCGGATGGGCTCATCACTAGAGATATGTCCGCTACTTTGATTGACTTGAATCCTTTGGTATCGTCATCCAGCGTTCTGTCGGATATAATCAGATGTAGCGCAAGTTCCGAAGCTGCATCTTTCAAGAACTGTGGGATATCCGTATCGGTAATACTTCTACCGTCTAGATCTATGACCGCACCTCTCGGCCACCTGAGCGCTTGAGTTGTGGTCATAATCATCCCGTTCCACTTGATTTGAGTATCCAGTAAGGCTGTTGCCCAAATCAATGCAGTGGAACGAGAAACATTAGTTGCGCCAGTCCAATCCGATACATGCAACCGCTTCTCAAAGTACGAGTTAGCTTCAGCCAGCGTAGCGTATGAATTGCTGTCTGATCCACCGGCGGTTGCATCGAGAATCGCAGCCATGATTATTCCATACTATTGGCTTTGACGGGTTCTTGCAGACGTTTACGAAACGTCCTGCGTCTCGGCTGCTCATCTAGGGGTTTATCCGGAACAGTATCTGGAACAGTATCCAGAACAGTATAAGGTTGATCTTTAACAACAGGTTCTTTAACAACAGGTTCTTTAACAACGGATTCACTTACTTCCTGAACAGGCAGTGTTGCTTCTTCCTCTATCCTGTCATCCCACAGTGTGTAATCTTCTGGGTTGAAGTCTGTCTTGTTCATCACCGTTATATTACCGGATAACTTGTTTACAACCTTCACGGTCTCAACTTGATACCATGCCATAACTTTTAATCTTTCTGTCTATTAAGAGTATAAAACCGTTCCCTTGTTAATCAGTTCATTAAACCTCGTTGCGGAAATCCCGATGTGAACGATACACTCTAACTGAGCATCCAATGTTGCAGTCTCGTTTGTTCCGTCCCAGGTACCAGAAGTCAGAACAACTGTATGGCCTGCTATTCCTGCATCAATTTGGGCAACAAACAAAATCCTCCCTGCACTCGGCGCGGCGATAGTCGCAACAATTGCCACAGATGCATGATTCAATAAAAGCACGTTGGTATTAGCTGCTACCGTTCCGGTCGCCGTCAGCGTTTGGATTGTTAGGTTATTCGGAACGCTCAGAAAGAGATTTGCCAATGAAATAGATCGCAGTTGATTTCCACGATAAACAGCAATCTTGTCAGTATCGGTAGTTTCCGTATCGGTTGTTGCGGTAGGAAGTACCGTTTTTCCCGATGGATATAGTCTTGGGTCCATAAATTCCTCCTAATTCACGTAAGCGTTATTTATTAAGGGGGCAATTGGATGATTTCAATCACCCCCTGAAGCAAAGTAATTTGGCTAACCGGCCACCCTGCAAGCCAGTTCAGCCCGAACCAGTTTAACTCCGTACAGAATATCGTAGGAGAACCGGGTTCGTTTGTGCTCACGTGAGATTTCAAGCCGCAGGGAAATTCCGGATACAGGATCGGTTGCGGATTGAATCAGGTTCCCAAGACCATCGGAGTTATCCACCAAGGGTCGGGAAGCAAAGACGAACGCTCCGCGATGGAAGGCCAGGTTTACAATATGGGATGACTTCCAGGTGATCAGAGCATCATCCGCCCAAGCAACCTTCGCAGCAGGCAGGAAAGCCAGAGTCTTGTCATCTCCACCGGTGAGTTCATTGGCGGTTACGACATAGGTTTGGGTATCACCAGCTACCGTAAAGATATCACCGATCAACCACGTACCGGTTCCGGTATCTATGTTAATGGATACATCGCCAACCGCTACATTGGTTTGGTCAACCTGATATAGTGCAGTATGGGTTCCGACGGTATGAGTCATAACATTCTGATCCATGAACCAGTCAAAGCCTAGCTTCCGGTTGATCTGCCCTTCGATAATCCCTTTTGCATCACCGGAAAAGCTCATGTCCTGAAACGCACGAAGGTTCAGAGCATTTGCTTCCGCATCAGCATCAATTACCATCCGGCGATCTCCAAGAGCGGCAAGTTGGTTGTTAAGTACTTTACGGGCTCCCGTTGCATCTGTAGTATCGGAAGCAAACGGTGTAGTCCCGGCGGTTCCGGTATATCCATAAACTCCGGTGTAGAGTCCAAGAATTGCCGCATCAACGGTATTAGCCAGGCTCTTAACCGCCTCAGACGCCTGCATAGGAATCGTTCCGTCCATAGCCTCGGCCATATCCTTGTCAGACAGATAGAACGGTGCTTCTTTCCATGCATCCAAAGTTAAGGAAACGCCCGTAGGTGAGAGGTCCGGCGTGTTGGTAGAATATGCGCCAGGAATAACATCCTGCACGGCAACTGCGGAAGGAATCGGGATAGTGATACTTGTGTTTTTCTCTGCGGCGGCTGATTCGTAGTCCCGATTAACCAGCCACGGCATAATTGTATTCTGTCTTAAAGCCATAAGCCCCTGAGCAAGAAGAACAGGAGCAACATAAGTTAAAGTATTGCTCATTTAAAGCCTCCTAGAATAGAAGAATGTTATAAGTTGAAGATTCGCTTTTAGGAGGTCATAAAGAACAATCTATACGACCTTGACTTTTCCCTTTGCGATATCTTCTAGATTTTTACCGAACGCTTCCCTGTCGCCTCGCTTGATAGTTCTGGTGCTACCTGTAGTTTGAGTATTTCCGGCAGATGAAGAACCCTGAGCCTGAGCGGATTTTAAAATTCTGTCTTTCATTGGGTGGGTATCGATGATAACGCCAAGAGCTTCTTCAAACCCGGCGATTTCACCATGTTTCTCTCTGGACAGAATTTTTTCTCCATTAAAATATCCGACCACTTTAGCGTCCTGTCCTTCTCCTTCAATCTTGAAATACTTTCCAAAATATTCCGATGCTATATCCGGAGGAAGAACCGACTTTGGATTCTCTCCTGAAAAGAACGAGCTTTTTGCGAACTGGGATGATACCATTAGATTATAAACCGTGTCCTGAAGTATCTTGTTTTGTGTACTCAGCGTATTCTTTTCTTTCTCAAAGTTAGTAATCAGACTCTTTTTCTCATGCTCAAACGATTCACCCATTTGCCGCTTTAAGGTATCAATGGAACCGGCATCGACTAACTTTTTGGCATCGAGATTCTTTAAAACCTCCATTGCTTCCCGTGCTTTAATGGGATCAATTCCATCAAACTCGGTAAGTTTTTCAGCAAGATCCTTAGCTTTCTGCCAATGTCGATCTTTTTCTTCTGTCAGGTTATTTATCTTCCTGACGGTCGCATCCGCATCAAACGGAGACTCTCGATTATCTTCGTAAATGTAGACCGGTTTTCCATCACTCAAAACAACATGCCCATCATCATCAAGCTTCAGCTTCATAATTGGCCTCCCGCCGATTGAATTATTGGTATCTCACCACACACGTTAATCGAAGAAATAAATCCATAAATAGTTTTATTTATCCATAAGAAGTATAACATTATAGATTTAGCTTTGCACAAAATTTATTACAAATTTGTAATATGTATGTGCAAATGTTACAAAAATGTAATATTATGAAAACAGCTTTATTTAGCTCTGTCATAGAATCTGTCATAGAAATATGTAATTATTTAAAAGCGTTAGGAGCTATATGAGAAAAAAAAAGTCAATAAAAAGTAACACCGGCTTAGATAATAGTATTACAAATGCAGATACTTCAAAGAGTAAGCTTGTTAAATATAGAGATGTAAAAGCTAATATGAACAGGTTCCTGATTGCCTACAAGTCATCCTTGTGGAATATGTCAGAAGCGTGTAAACTTGCGAGTATATCTTCTAGTACCGTTCGCAGATGGCTGAATGAATATCCTGTGTTCAAGGAAGCTATGCAGCAAGTGGAAGAAGATATAAAAGACTTTGCGGAAAGCAGACTTTTCGACTTCATGAACCAAAATAATAAGATGGGTATGGTAACAACTATATTTTTCCTAAAAACAAAATGTCAGGATCGAGGATATATCGAGAAGCAACAGATTGAAGCAACGCTCCACCCGCAATATTCCAAAGAAACAATCGATGCAGTTGTTAATGCCGCAATAAAAGCGGGAGTACCGGTTAAGATGTCTGGAGAGAAGATAATGGTTGAAACACAGCCTCCGAAGCGGATTGAAGATGTCGATGTTAACAATATTGAAGAAGGGATAATTGATTATGATATTATCGCCGCAACAGGTTCAGCCAAAACCTCGTGACCCAACCGTTGAAGAACTGGCGTTCGCACGGCTTTTGTGTTACGCAAGTCTTCAATGGCCTGATTATCACATTGCAAGGCATCATAAAATCATCGCGGAGCATTTAGAGAAGATTGAGTCTAGAGAAATCCGCAGGTTGCTTATTACTATGCCTCCGAGATCCGGGAAAACTATGCTGACAGTGGAGTACTTTGGTGCTTGGTATCTTGGAAGAAACCCGTCTCACCAGATTATATTTGCGACATACTCGCATGATAAGGCCGCTGATCACGGGTTGAAGATTAAGCAACAGATGGAGGGGGATATTCATCAGGCGGTGTTTAGGGAGTGTAGATTATCGAAGGATAGCAAAAGTAAGAATAAATTATCTACTACTGCGGGTGGGAATTTGTTCGCGGTAGGGATTGGGGGGGCGCTGGTCGGTCGTGGCGCACACGTGTTACTTTTAGACGATGTGATCAAGAATAGAGAAGAAGCAGAGAGTGAAATTGTCAGGAAAAGATTAAAGAACTGGTATCAAGGAACAGCATATACACGACTCATGCCGAACGCCGCAATAGTCTTTATTTCCACACGTTGGCATACTGATGATCTTGTTGGATATCTACTTAAACACGAGCAGGAAGAAGAATCGGAACACTATATTCCATGGGTGCATTTGAATCTTCCGGCTATCGCGGAATCAGAAGATGATATCATAAAAAGAGAAGTTGGAGAAGCACTCTGGCCGGAGATGTACCCGGTTGAAGTGTTGAACGAGATCAAATCCGTTGTCGAGACGCGAGAATGGAACTCGCAATATCAACAAAGGCCGGTTGGAGAAGAAGGCGGATTAATAAAATATGATTGGCTGAAATATTATGAGGATAAACCAAAGGAGATTAAGCGGGTGGTTCAAAGCTGGGATACTGCATATTCTCCAAAAGATTCTAATGATCCGACCGTATGTATTACATTCGGTGAGACAAAAAATAAGTATTATATATTAGATGTATTCAGAAAGTTTCTGGATTATCCGAATTTAAAACGGGAATTTATTGATCAGTACAATAAGCGGAAACCAAAGATTATTCTGGTTGAAAATAAAGGATCAGGGCAAAGCTTAATTCAGGATATTCGGGCTGAAACCAGGATTCCGATTAAAGCCATGCTACCAATTAAAGATAAATATACCAGGTTCAGCGTATCAACGGGTATTGTGGAAGCAGGAAAACTATACTTACCTAATCATGCTAAATGGCTGACGGACTTCGTTAATGAGATTATATCATTTCCATTAGCCAGACATGATGACTGCGTAGATGCACTGTCACAATATCTGGCATATGTTAAAGGTCCAGTGTATAGACCATCGAAGAAAAAACTGTATTGGAAATAATATCAGGCGTGTAGCTGGTAAACATCGTTTGTTTACCAGAAAAGTCAAGAAAATAATTTTCACAAACTGTAAATATTTCTTGACTTTTGCAAATTTTAGATATATATATTCCTCAACCATGAAACAGAAACAATCCGAAATCGCAAAATTCTTAAATATTTCAGATAGTTATCTCTCAATGATTCTCAACGGCAAACGAAATATAAATTGGCAGCTTGCAAATCTCCTTTGTGAAAAAGTAGGTTACAACCCAGAATTTTGGATGACCGCAAAACCAAGTTTAATTAAACATCTTCTATTTGAAGGAAAATAAACATGAAAAACTTGCCCACCGAAACGATTTCAATCTCTATTCCGTATCCGCCTAAATTTGAAATGACGTGTAAAGCCAACGAATGCAAGATGTTCTACCGGGCGTGTATCCTGCGGCAGAAGCTGTGTAATATTATTATCGGTTCCGGTATGTGGATGGATAACTATCCGATAATCACCGACTTCAATTGTTTGGGCTGCACACAGGGGTCGGTAATTTCAAGTAACTTTTCAAGCAAGCTTTCCAACAGTTTTTCTGATAGTTTTTCTGATTTACTTGATCAGCGATAGTCAATGGTTTCTGCCAGGCCCACCCAGGCCCTCCCCGGCTTGCCTGCACGGGTAAAGTACCGACTGCATTTTCGCTTGGTTTTGGCAGTTTGGGAAGCAGGCATTTTTATTTTACTCCTAATATAGTGATTATAAGAGAACGTAAGGAACATGAAAGTGGAAATATCGTGTGACAGATTTACTCCTGGAACAAATTCTCCGTGTAAGCACTATATCAAAAGCGATATTCAGAACGAAGCTGGATTTTGTAATCTGCCGTCTAAGTTCAGATGTATTGAATCCCTCAAGAAATACCTTCCTACGCTTACACAGTCCGCAGCAAAGATGTTCATCCAATGCCGTGAGAAATATAAACGAAATTACATAGACGGCATACGACCGAAACCTGCAACCATGCCTATACCAATTAAACTAGGGACATTGTGGGATGCGTTTATCGGATCGGTGATGAATAATGAGGAGTTTAAATATGATGATTTGATTCAAGAATATCAAATACACCCAAGAGATGTTGCGAAGGTTTTTGCACTGATTCAGGCATTTCAGGATCTTGGGATTAAACTCAGCGATCAAGTATTGATTCCACAATTTAAAGTTGCTTGGAATTGTATGGATACGGTTATTACCGGGACTACGGATGGAGCAGGTGATTTCGGCATCCAGGAACATAAACTCTCCGGGTCTCCGGATTATTATAGCCACCTAGAGTCTATTAGTTTTCAAGTTGGGACGTATCTTCTCGGAAATGAATCGTGGGAATATTGCGACATGATGATTGCCAGGGTTCCGCAGTTGAAAACGGGAAGCGGGAAGAACGATAATGAAGAACCTGAGATGTTTCAGAAAAGAATATACGGAGACATCCTGAAGCGTCCGGCGTTTTATTTTATTGGATATAATCGGGAAAAGAAAAGTTATGGCAAGCGGTTTTGGCGGAGTGAGTTTGATCTGGATCAGATATTTGAAATGTATCTTATGATTATTGAAGATTTGAAAGAGTGTATTAACTATAATAGATTTTACCGGAATGAGTTGTCTTGTTATATGCCGACACAATGCTGGTATATGCCGATTAGGAAGTCGGGTGTGATATCGGAAGAATTATTTACAAATATTAGTAAAAGTGAAGCAATGGAGGGAATGAAATGAGGTTAATTTTGGGCAGGGCAGGGCATGGCAAGGCACGGCAAGGCTAGGCTTGGCGAGGCATGGCAACAAAGTATTTCTCCGGTAAGTGATGCGCCGGTACAAGACATCACAAAAAAACAGAAAAAGGAGCATGTGAAATGAAAGAAGCACAGAAAGAAGTTAAAGGTGAAATTGTTAGAATCTCTCCACCGAATTTCCAACAAATCAAACTAACGCTGGAGGGAACAGCGCCGCTTATGCAAGCTAGGTTCAGCGCAAAAGCAATGCAAGCCATGATGTCAAAGATGCAGGCAGGAAGTACCGCAAAAAAAGGCGGCAAGCGTTCAGCACGAGATTTTGATGATGATTTTAAACAAGCTATGCATATTTCATCAGAAGGATGGATTGGTGTTCCAGCGGCAGCCCTACGCAATGCATGTATTGATGTTTGTCGGATGGTCGGCTTCAAAATGACTCATGCGCGGATGTCAATCTTTATCGAGTCCGACGGTAATGACCGTGTTGACGGACAACCGCTTGTTAAATTAGATGCTCCGGAACCTGAGCGCACTGAAATGGCGACACGAAACGCAACGGGTGTTGCAGATATTCGTATTCGTCCCATGTGGCGCAAGTGGAAACTACATGTAGTGGTTAGATTCGATGCGGATCAATTTACCGGTAATGATGTTGTGAATTTGATTTCACGAGCCGGTGAACAGGTTGGTATCGGAGAAGGCAGACCGTTTAGTAAGCAGAGTAACGGAATGGGTTACGGAACGTTTAGGATAGCGGATTAGTTTTGTTATGAGGCATGGCTCGGCATGGCATGGCAGGGCTTGGCAGGGCACGGCAGGCAAAATAAGTAAGCATCTTACATCATTTAAGGAAAATATCAATGGATTCAATTAAAAGTGCAGTACAAAACTTAGTAAAAGAAATCTACGAAGATCGTGGTGAAGTACGCGCAAGCGTATTGGTTGAACGTGCTGCGCCTGAAGACTCACCCGCACATAATGCCTTTGAATGGGATGATACAAAAGCAGGACATGAATTCCGGCTGATTCAGGCGCGTGTGTGGATCAGACGTGTTGAAATTATAATTGAAAACCGCCCGGAACGTTTCATTCATGTCCCTCTTGTACGTGTAGAAGGTAAAAACTATTCAAAGTACGCCGAGAATTACTACAAGCCTATATCGGTTGTAAGAAAAAATCCTGATGAATATAAGCTGGCGTTAAACGAAACATTGGCAAGACTGAATACGACAAAGGAAGTTTATAATCAACTGAAAATTATAGCAAAAAAAGCAACTGATATCAAGATTCCTGATTTTATCAAAGTGGATAAGGGTTTTAAGATTATTGAAAGGGCTTTACAAACTTAACAGCCCACATCTGCTCCGGGCTGCATGGCTTGGCGTGGTGTGGCAGGCAAGGCTT